TACACAAAGTACCAACATAGAAACTCCCAAATTTCCCCTGACCCGCCCTACCGGTCTCTGCTATGCCGGTCTCACCCGTTGCGGGGAGCAAATCCGCAACGCTTTTTTCATCCGCTGCATTTATCCCCGCGTGCGGATTCGCGGTTTCTGCTTTGATGTAATGGGTTTCGGCGATGCGTAACTGCGGCAGTACCGGAGTCCGCACAAGCAGATGCCGGGCAGATTTTTTCAGGCTCTCGAAGTCCCGTTGCGGTCTGCCATCGCGCCGCGCTCCTGATCGGCTTGCCGCTTTGCTTACAGCGTTCAGGTTATCTATCGCGTTTTGCCTGCGCCGGGCTTTCACCGGTGGGAGCGACCCAGCCTTGGTGCAATCAACTGGATTTGAACCTGTAACTCACGCTCGAGCCGTGGCTTTTCCAATTAAGCTATGATTGCAAATAAAAGGCGCGGCAGTTGCGCGTGTTGCACGGTGTGCAAGTTATAAGCAAGTTGATATTTATCGCATTACCGTCTTATATTCAAAAACTTGCCACAAACTTGCACGCTTTTGCAAGTTGCGTGTAACAGAGGCTTGCCGCGATCTGTTCTTATTTGTTTTTCTGCTCCTGCGTTTTTTTCTTGGCTTCTTCCTCTCGCCGCTGGCGTGCAAGAGTGTTCTGCATATTGATTGCGGCTACGATAGCGCCGATAGGAATATACGACATAGGTCTCCATCCTTTCTCTCCGACATAAATGTCGGGAACATCATTCCTCAGTAATGCAGGTGTTGGAGAGTTTGCCGTACACATCCTCATAGAGTTCCTGCTTGTCGCCATTATAGGTGTACTCCGCATAAATGCCGTCCCCGCTGATAGTGGTAGAAGCAAGGCACTTGTAATTCTGCAAGGTCTTACAAGCCCACACCACAAAGACATTGCTCAAGTCGATGTCCACACCCGGCTTGTTTTCGTGATACCAGTTAACCAGTTTCTTCTTGCAAACGCTCTCAAAGTGAGCCATTCCAGTAATAATCATCTTTTTCTTCTCCTTAAATATCAAAAAATTTTGTCGCTAATTGGTGCTACACGCAGGCCTTGCACCTTTGCCGCGCCGTTGCTTCGGAACGCAGCGCTCATACCATCTTGGTAACGTCACCAAAATGGTCAGCTATGCAGCATATAAACCCACAACATGGCAACCCGTAAGGGACTCGAACCCTTGTATCGCGCGTCCTTCCTATTAGACGAACCGGCTCCCATGTTGTGTATGGCGCAGAACAGAGGACACGAACCCCAGCCGCCACCGACGGCCAATCGGTTTAGCAAACCGTTCCCGCTCCTCGCGGGTTTATTCTGCAAAAAAAAGCGCCCTGCCGTAGCAGAACGCTTTGTATTGTGGCCGCTGGGTCTTGAAGCGGACGGCCCTAGTCCCATAAGCAGTGGGAGGTACTGTCTCCGCACCGTGAAACTCAAAATTTCAAAATTTTATTTTTTTAGGGAACCTTTGCGATTTCGGAAACAGTTCACTTATAGGGGGTATATGTACTCTTGTTTCCTGTTTGCGATATAATCCCACGTTTTCTTGCATTTTACATGGAAATTTGTACCATGCCAGGGCGGGATGGGTGAATTTTATTTTTGAACGCGCTGGGGGAACGAACATATTCGTACTGGGCTGCGCTCTTCGCACGACCCGGCCCGCCCCTCATAGGGGGTACCCCCGGCCCCCTACCCTGCCGACCTCCGGCCCGGATTCCTACCTATAAAAAAATATACCCCCGGCCCTGCCTTGATGCCATCCAGCAGCCCCTCCCGGCTTTCCGCTTTCCGCTTCCTTCCTGCTGCCTTCCTTCATCCTTAAGCCCCGACTATTTCGCTAAATACTTATTTAGCGAACACACGTTTTACGTTACATCGTTCTTTTGCATTCGCTGTTGGATGTTCTGCAACATTTTTCTATCCGCGTCGGTCATTGTCTCGGCGGTGATCTCCATTTGATCGGCCGGTTTATCGCCAGCAGAATCCCGCACGAACACTGCCGCTTTTACATCTCCCGCCTTCGCTTTTGCCGCCATCGCTATTGCGATGCTGTCGTAGACCGTCAGCGGTTCGCCCCTCTTTTGGGCCATCTTTTGAGCTCTCTCTGCTAATTCCTGATCTACTAGGCTGCTGACGTCGTCAGGCTGTTTCAGCAGATCGTTATATATGTCCCTAATAGTGCGGCGTTTCGCTTGTAGCTCGTTGCTTGCTTTTGCCCCTGCGCTCTGTATCTCTCTTTTTCGCTCTGCTGGTTGCTGGTCTAGCGTTTTTGGCTGCAGGTTCGCGATGCTTGCCGGACTCATTCGCCTGCCTGCTTTGCTGATAAGCTCTCCGCGCTCTGCTTGCTCTTTTGCTCGAGCTGCCCCGCGTTCTGCTTTGCTCATCTTCTGGACGGCCTGCGCCGCCTTTTTTTCTGCCATGTTGCCGCCCTCCTGCCTTAAAAAGCAACAAAAAAAGCGCCCAAGCCGAAGCCTGGACGCCTGAAACCTAATTTTTCGCGTTAACACGTTAAAACTGTATAATGAGTGAACCGCGCGAGGAAGCGAGCTTCCGCGCGCGGTTCACTCATTATACACATTTTACTACGCAAGTGCGATTTTGTCAAGTGTTTTTCGGTTTATCGTGATTTTCTCGTTGCAGTCTCGCATCTACTGCCGCAAGAATATAGCCGTTCACGCTTTCCCCGGCTGCTGCTGCTGCCTGCTGGATGGTTTCCGCCGTTTCCGGCTGCATCCTAACTGTAATGGTTTTGAGCTTTGCCAAGTATCGCGCATTCCCGGCCCGTTTTGCATCGGTGGACATTCTGCGTGCCTCCTTTTGTATAGTACCCACATTATAGCACAGAGCACCGAATCATGCAAGCATGTACAAATTGCATAGATTCATGCTAGCATTATTGTGCATTTCTCCAATCTTCATGATAGCATGTTGACATTGTTCATGCTAGCATGTATAATACAGACATCGAAAGCAAACAACCACCAAACAAAACAGGAGGCCTACAAAATGACTACCACCTATAAAACTTACAAATGGTTCACCCCCCGCCCCAGCACCATCACCGAAGGAACAGCAATGTACAGAGACCTCGCCAGCAAGCACCACCCCGATCACGGCGGCAGCGTCTCCGACATGCAGGAAATCAACGCCGAGTGGGACGAGCTGAAGCCAACGCTCCCCCGCTTCTGCAGCGAGCAGGCCAAGCAAGGCCGCCAGCAGTACCAGCAGAACAAGGCCGCGCAGGACGCCGCCAAGGCCGCGCAGGATGCAGAGGCCGCCAAGATGGCCGAAGAACTCGCCAAGTGCCCCGGGTTGCAGTTCGATGTTGTCGGCAGCTGGATTTGGGCCGACAGCAACCACAAGTGGTTGCGCACTCTTGAAAAGCTCGGTTTCCGCTGGTCTGCCAACCGCTGCAAATACTACTGGCACCCCACCGGCGACACCAGCCGCCGGAACCGTAAGGCCAGCTACCAGGACATCTACAACAAGTACAGCGGCCAGAGCTACCAAACCCGCGACCGCGAAACGATCCCCGCCTGATACCTTAAGCCGCCGCACAGTAAAGCGACGGCATCCCACTACAAAATTAAAAAAGGAGCTATCAACCATGACTATTTACACGAAAATTAAAGGCTTCAGCAGCTTTCACCGCGTCACCTGCGAGATCATCCCCACCCGCAACGGCTATGAACGCCTTGCCATCCACAGCGCCGAGCCCATCAGCGCCCGCAGCTACTACAAGCAGCCCGCCGCCGTCCGTTTCGTTCTGGGTTTTTCCCCTGCATCGGCTCCCGCCTGGGCGCTGCACTCCGCCGGCCAGTCCCAGTTGTTCAACCGTCTGCACAGCTTATAAAAGGAGGTTTCCCCATGAAGGAATACACCCCGCAGCCCCTGCCGGACGTAACCGGCGACCCGTTGGAGATCAACCCGGATTTGTCCGCGACCGAGTGGGAGCGCACCACAGCGCAGCGTGAGCAGGCCGCCGCCGCCCAAATCGAGCAGGCGGACGCGATCCAGTACGAGAGCGGCGACCGCGTTATCATCGTAACGCAGGATGGCGCAGCCGCTATCAAGTAAGCTATTTCACCCGGCACGGCTCCGACCTGATCGCAACGATGCACGAAGACCGCGACACCCCGATGGCCGCCGCGCTTGAAATCCCCGAGACTTACCAGCCCACCGTCGCTATTATCTTTTGAAAGGAGCAACCCCCATGAAAACCCTACACCACACCGAAACCACCTGGAAAGGCCGAAAGATCATCATCGACGCGGCAGACCTCACCGCCGAATGTGGCTATATTGAAGTAATGGCCATGTACCCCGATGGCCGGGAAATTGAGTGCTACCACACCCACGACCCGGAGGACGCCCGCCTCATGTTCAACCACTACTGCGACCTGGCCGCCGACCGGCCCACCGCCGACACCTACACCCGGCAGGACTGGGAACGCACCGGAGTTTTTAACGCCCGCCCCGGTCAGGCTATCACCGCAGAAATCTATGACGAGTTTTACAACTGCCTGCCGCCGTACAGCCTGCCGCGCGATCTGCGCCGCGATGGTCACAATGGTTTTTTGATGGGCGAACCGCACAGCAGCGATGCACAAGGGCTGTTATATATGGCTTTTGTCCGTCACGGCCTGCGACACTACTATTACGGACTTGTCCACCGCTGACACTCTCGCAGGGCTGCACAGCTACCAGCAGCCCCGCCCCATAACCCAAAATCTGAAAGGAGTAAATACCCATGATTACCGGAATTAAAAGCACCGACCACCGCGCCGCCACCCGCACCCTGTACGAGCTGGACGGCACTACGCCGCGCGGCGAGCGCATCGGCGTGGAGTTTACCGCCTGCACCAACGACGGCAGCAAGTACAGCTTGCCGAACATCTGGCACAAGGCAGGATATACCCCCGCCCCTCTGCCCTCTTACTGGGCTGTTGACGTTTACGCCACCGACACAGCCGGATGCTGGGGACGCTACAACCCCACCGAGAAGCGCCACCCCACCGAGCCGCGAATGGTTCTTGACTTCGACTGGATGCTTCCCGCCACCCCTGCCAACCGTCACAAAATCCTGGCCGAGATCATCCGCCGGGCGAATAAGGAGTAACCACCATGAAGAGATTTATTTTAGCCGTCATCATCGCCGCCGCGCTGGCGGCATCCTTCGCCGCCGGTTGCCGCGCTACCATGTTAAGCGCCCGCCTGGTCTCAACCTCCAACAGCGCCCGCCTGCATCCGTCCTACGTGATCTCCTACCGCTTCGGCCCGCTCTGGTTTAATGAAATCTACGATTGAATATCGGCCCGCCCTGTGCTACACTAAGAATAAGTAAAAATAGGAGGTTTCAACCATGACAGAACCCATTGAAAATGTCGGCTTTTTCTTTGAATCCCGCATCCCCATTTATCTGCTTAACGGCCACTACTACGCCGCCGACGGCTGGAACGGTGAGGAATATCTGGACAGCTGGGAATGTGCCGACTTCAAATATGATACCGGTTACGGCGTCAAGCCCGGCACGGACTGCACGCTGCGCCCCGTCTACGCTTTCCAAGCCGACGACATCGATCTCGACAGCCTCGACGAGGCATCCCAAGAATTTGAGGACGCCATTCAAATTGTTGACTTCGATATTGTTTAATTATCAAACCACAAAACGCCGCCCAGATTTTGGGCGGCGTTTTTAAGTGTGTACTAAAGTGTGTACTGCAAAATAAAAATACCGTAGATTATAACGAATCTACGGCGTTTTTTCAAGTCGGAGTGACGGGATTTGAACACCCCGCCATACATTCAAGTCATAAATATTTGGCGCTATTTCGTTTATTCCGCGTATTCTTTTTCACAAACATTTTCACTCTAAACGAAAAAGTGTGTACTTTTAGTGTGTACTTTTTGAGTTCGCCAGTCTTTCAAATACGGCTTGCAGGTTCCCTGCTGTCCGCTCGTCGTCCCCCTCTAGGTAATGACTGTATTGCTTGTACGTGTCCATACTCTTGCTGTGCCCGATAAGCTGTTTCAAGTCTCCCTGTGGTAGCTCTTTTGCAATGCTGACAAACGTGTGGCGCATTTCGTATAAGCTCAACTCCGGCATTCCGTTGACCCGCTGGTATCTCTGCCAGCGGTGATAGTACGTGTGCATGGATGCCATCGGAAAAATATATTCTTGATGCCCTGTAAGCTGTCTCTGGTCTTCCAGCGTGTCTATGGCGTACTGTGATAAAACTACCGTCCTCAGCGCGTTTTGATTCTTCCCGAGTGTGTGCTGGCCCTTGATGTTAATCGCTTGGTGCAGTTCACAAGAATTTCCGTGAATGTCAGACCATTTCAGCCCGCGCATTTCCCCAGGCCGAACCCCTGTGAAAACCTGGAATCTGTAATAATTTATGTAGCTGTCTCTAACCACTTTCCCATTCAGAACTGTCGTATCTGTAGTAAGCAGCGTTTGCAGGTTCTCGACCGTCAAGACGCTTTTTCCTTTGCATCTGGCGGCGGTCGGGATTTCTATCTCGTCCAATTCCAACGTTGTCATTTTTGACTTCCGACAAAACTTCACGAATTGCTTGCAGTAGTTTACATAGTTTTGCAACGTTTTTTTTGACAGCGTATCAGCCCCGCGCCCCTGTGGGTGTTTGAAAGCATAGTTAATAATCGACTGGAAATCCTGCTCACTCATAGCGGCGACCGTTTTTTTGCCGATTTGCGGCAACAGATGCACCCGGCCAAACGATTCCATCTTCGTGTATTCTTCATCTGATATTAGTTTTTTCTGGTCTAAAAAAGCCATCCACGCAGATTCCACGCCGCACCGCTTTCTACCTATGCCGCTTTCAAGCCATGCGTCGGCCTTGGCGTTGGCTTCTCGCTGCCCTGTGCGCCCCGGCTTGGCGCTGGTGAACGTCTTGCGCACGCCGTCCTTCTGTACATTGATTTGCCAGCGCTGGGCTGATTCAATCCATTTCGCCGTGTTCGTTCTTTTCATAGCTTGACACCCTTTCAAATTAACTATATACTAAAAGATGCCAGCGTAATGCTGACACCCTTTGCCCTTGTCGGTGCTCGTCCCACCGGCAGGGGCTTTTTTATTTCTACGGATTACACCGGCTGCAAGGAGTGTACCCTTGCGCGATGGCATCGTTTATATCAATAGAATAGCAGCTATTTCTTAAATACGAACATCCGTAAGAATGATATTTACTGCCCGTCGCTGTGATATAAACCGTGTAGCTGGTTGTCTGTTCGGGCTGATACGACTGCCCAGCGCTTGCCGCGCCGTCGCTGTATCCCTGGTTGTATCCGTTGTTATACGCCGCACTGGTGTCAACCGACTTTTTCCCTTCGGCTACTCCTACTTTATATCCTGTGTCATAGCCCCTGTTATAGTCAACAGCGGAATTTGCTGTGCTTTTTCCCGCGGAATATCCATTTGTGTACCCGCTGTTGTACCCTTCTTTTTGGCCGTAGTCATAGCCGCTTTTCTTTCCGGCATCATATCCGGCCCGGTACTGCTCATCTGCCACCTCATCGGCTTTTTCCTGGGCGGCCGCGTATCCCTGATTATAGATAGCTTCTGTATCTATTTTCGCCTGCGTATCAAAATAGCCATAGCACAAAACCCACACAAAGCACGCTGCGGCCAATGCCATAAGTACAGCATAGTTCACCCGCATCGTTCGCGGCTCACCTTTAGACACTAATACTTTATCCGCATTATATTCTACTACGCCATTTTTACAATACGGACACCGTTCATGCCGTCCCAACTTCCGCGCGACATCCAGCGTTCCGCTTTTTACTCTCGGGGCTTTTCGAAGTTCCGGGCACGCGGGGTTTTCATGTATATAATGGTCGTTCGTATCATCCCGCCAAAATACAATTTTATCCACAGTTGCGCCACCTTTGTTCAATCTGCTAAATCCACGCGCCGTTTCGCGCTTTTTCGCTCTAGCTCACCCTTATACTGTAAATACAAACTACATTTTAAGGGAGGCTTTTACAATGTCCGTTATCATTCGTCCGCAGCTGCCGCCTAAACACGGTCGCCGGAAGCGTCCCAAAAATTGGATTGTAAAACGCTCCCGCACGTTTTTGTGCAATTTACTACTTGAATTACAACCATAAGTAGTGTATAGTTGTTTTCATAAACAACAGCTACATAATATAAAGGAGAACGACCATGCAGGAAATCAGCGATCAGGAATTTGTCGCCATGCTTCACCAACTGCCGGATAAGGCAGCCTACATCAATTATTTAAAAGCCCTCGCAGCATCGCCAGACCCGCCGCCTGCTTCTCCGGCGGTAACTGGTGCATAATATTCAAAGCCTCTTTATCAAGTTCATCAACCCCATCAGCGGAAACGCTGGTGGGGTTTTCTTTTTGCTGGGAAGTCAAGTCCGCAACTGTTATTGTTCGTCCTAGCTGATTTGTCAGCCATTCCGCAATAGGCGGCAGGTTTCTCTTTGCGATTTTTGTTTTTTTAGTGTTCCAATTACTGTACGTTGCATTGGAAAGGCCCAAATCACGCGATAAATCAGCTCCGGTCTTTCCACATTCCTGTAAATAATAATTCAATTTGTCAATTACGTCCATGCAAAACGCCCCCATTTTGTGCAACTAACCAAATCTAAGTAAAATGTCAATAACCTATTTACAAATTAGATTTGCTTAGTTATAATAGAAGCATAGCTTGACGGGCAAAGCAAAAGCCAAGCCCACAAAATATGCGGTCTTTAGAAAATTATTGTTCTTGCAATTCAATAATAACTAATCTCCGCTTAGTTGTCAAGATATAAAACTAAGTTTAAGGAGGTGTTCTAATGAAAGAATACACGCAGTACAAGCGCCTGCGCGAAAAAGCGGGCCTCACGGTCAAGCAGGTCATGGACGCAATGGGTGTTTCTGACGCAACGGTTTATTTTTGGGAGACTGGCGTCACCAACCCCGCAATCGGCAAGCTGCCCGCCCTCGCCAAGCTCTACAACTGCACCGTAGACGACCTTTTAAGAAAGGAGTAACCCCCATGCCCGCCACCGTAAAATCCCCCCTTGTTTTTACAGCCTTCATCAAATCCCACGGCTACAACAAATTGCAGCTGGCGCAGGCCATCGGGATTCCGGCTGGCAAGGTCACAATGCGTGCAACAGGCCGCGCCCCCTGGCGCTTGGATGAAGCCGCCCGCGCCGCCTCCGTTCTCGGCGTCACGCTGGACGAATTCGCAAGAAATGCGCTGTAAACAAAAAAGCACCTCAGCTGACTGACCGCAACGGCGTTGCGATGATTTGCCACGCCGCGCATGTCAACGGCATCGCACCGATAAGCAGTGGCAATGCACCGCGATCCGTCGCAGCGGCGAAGCAGGGCAGCGCGAAGCAAAGGCAAAGATTGGCAAGGCGGAGGCAAAGCAAAGATTGGCAAGGCGATGGAAACGCACGGTCAAGTAATGCGGCGCACAGCATCGGCACAGTTTGCTCGGCGAAGATAAGGAGTAGCCATGTATTGCGATGGCAGTGCATAGCACAGCAAAGGCGAAGCAGGGCAGCGCTTTGCATCGCATGGCGATGGCAAAGAAAGCGAGGTCTTGCAAAGCAATGGCATAGTTCAGATCAGCTTCTCAAGGCAGAGGCATAGCATTGAGATTCGACGCGAAGGCACCGAAAAGCAACCGATTTTATTTAAAAAGGAGACAACCACCATGAAAGTAAAAATCACCCTTTTAGAAGAAGTTCTCGGTTCATCCCCCAGCAATGAAGAACTTCTCGCAACCTACATTGCCAGAAAGGCACCCACCGGCGACCTCACCGCCGAAGAAGTGGACAATATCAAGGCCCAGAACGCCGAAGACCGCGTCACCGTATTTCCCAAAACCACTGACGGAACGCCGTTCCTGTACGACTATCAAGTAAAGGGCATGTTCAAGGACAGCTGCAAAATGCTCGCCAAAGCTGACAAGGCTGGCTATGCAGGCGGAAAGGTTTGCGCAGCCATCAAGGCATATAAACAGGCCATCGACGGCTTGATTTTTGTCTACCCCCGCGAGATTCTTTACGACCTGCACGGCATGAAGATGGACTACTGCGAACGCCCGTTGCGGGCACAGACCCCGATGGGCGAACGTGTCAGCATCGCCAAGAGCGAGATCGTGCCCGCCGGAGCAACCGCAGAATTTGAAATCGAATGTCTCGACCCTAAGCTTGAAGACATGGTTCGCGAGTGCCTCAACTACGGCACGAAGCGCGGCCTGGGCCAGTGGCGCAACTCCGGCAATGGCCGCTTTGAATGGGAGGAAATCAAAGAATGATGACCAAAACAAAAACGCCGCCCCGGTGCACCACCACCGGAACGGCAAAAAAACAGAGCATCGCAAAAAGCTCTACCTGTATTCTATCACTTACCCGCGCCGCCGTCAAGCTGGCAATCACCGCAGATTTGGTGCTGCTGCTGGCTGCGCTCGGTTCTCTCAACATCCCCGGCATCGTCTGCACGGTGCTGGCGCTGAATCTGCTGTGTGGACTGTATTTCAAGGAGGAAACCCGCCATGAAAATGTATAAAGGCTTCGACAAAGACCTCAAATGCTGTGATTTTCAGTACGAAATCGGCAAGGCCTATGAGGAACCCACTGCCGAACTGTGCGAGAAAGGCTTCCACGCCTGCGAGTACCCGCTGGATGTATTTGGATACTACGCCCCCGGCGACATGAGCCGCTACTGTGAGGTGGATTTGGACGATGTGAGCGATAAAAAAAGCAACGAAGATAGCAAGCGCTGCGGCAGGAAGATTGCTGTGAAAGCAGAAATCGGCATTGCTGGGCTTGTAAAAGCTGCCGTTGAGTACACGATGGAGAAAGCCATCCCGGAAAACTCCGAACATGCTACAGGCGATTATGGCGCGGCATCTGCTACAGGCGATTATGGCGCGGCATCTGCTACAGGCTGGAAGGGCGCGGCATCTGCTACAGGCTGGAAGGGCGCGGCATCTGCTACAGGCGATTATGGCGCGGCATCTGCTACAGGCTGGAAGGGCGCGGCATCTGCTACAGGAAATCAGGGCGCGGCATCTGCTACAGGCGATTGTGGCGCGGCATCTGCTACAGGCGATTATGGCGCGGCATCTGCTACAGGAAATCAGGGCGCGGCATCTGCTACAGGCGATTGTGGCGCGGCATCTGCTACAGGCAATTGTGGCGCGGCATCTGCTACAGGCGATTATGGCGCGGCATCTGCTACAGGCAATTATGGCGCGGCATCTGCTACAGGCACGGAAAGCGTTGCTGCTGCGCTGGGCATTGATAGTAAAGCTAAAGGCGCTTTAGGATGCTGGATTGTGATTGCAGAATGGGAAAGAGACGAGGAATTTGACTGGCATCGTAAAGATGTACAGTGCTTTAAAGTTGACGGTGAAAACATCAAGCCTGACACCTGGTACAAGCTGAAAAACGGCAAGATTGTGGAGGCCGACGAATGACTAGCTTCTGGGGGCATCAAGATAACCCCTTCCCGCCTGACGAACCCCACCACCCCCGCTGCCCTGTCTGCGGAGAGGAATGTGAAACTATCTACTTTATCCCCGTAAAATTCGGTACGCAAATTATCGGCTGTGATATGTGTTACAACCCCGACGACTTTCCAGACGAGGATGTCCAAGAGGACGACCCATGGGAAGATTGCCGCTGTATGGAGGACTATTGAAATGACCATTGACGACATCAGCGCCCTGAAACAGGCGCACGCACTTTTGAAGGGCCGGAATCTTGCCGAGTTCATCCCAACTAGAAAGGGCATCAGCGCTGGCTATTTCAACGCCGTTCAGGCTGCCCGCCGCATCTATTCCGAGAGCATCGGCGCATTTGTACCGCTTTTCGCAAAGCATGAATACGGCCTGAACAGCACCTATTTTCTGGCAGACGGTATTCCGATCTACTTCTGTGACCTCAAGACCCGCAAGCCCTGCACCACCCCGCCGCCAGCTGCCTGCTACCGCATCCAGTTGACCACCCCCGACCCGGAAGGAGAAGCAATCTAATGTTTAACGAAAAAAAGACGGAGTATTCTATTAAATCTCGTCAAGAGGTCCCTGTTATCCAGAGCACAAAATACATTGCAAGCCGAGACAAAGCATTAAAGGCCATCAATGATAGACCGTACCTAAAAGAGTCTGATTTCTGGATTTTAATGAACGAGACCAAAACCGGCAAAATGATGTACACCGGCTTGATTATCAGCCACAACGCCTGCTTGAAGATTAACGATAACATGCCAGAAAAAGACAAGTTCAACCCGGATTGCGTATCCGTTGATAAATCTGGATATGGAAACTCTCTTGTGTTCACTTACGCCAACAAGCAGCAGGGGATTTACGAAGTTGGCGAAGCATCCGCGCAGAACTGTAAGAACGCTTACCCTTACGCAATGGCATACAAACGCTTGTTTGACCGTGTTGTTTTGAAAATCTGTAAACTTGCGTTTGACGGCATCTATTCCGATAGCGAAGCCGACGAATTTAAGGAACGTTATGAAGATGAGCCGGGGCAGCCTCCCGCACCGCAGCAGGAAAAGCCAACCCCCGCCGCCGCCCGCCTCGCCGCCCGCGCCGAGTGCCAGCGTGCTGTCAAATCCTACTGTCAGAAGAACAACGCCGATGAAGCCGACGCGTGGAAACTCATCGCAGAAACCATCGGCAAGTCCTCTAAGGACTTCACGGCAGAGGACTGGAAGCAGGGCCAGCAGATTGCAGAGGCGTGGAAATGAAGCAGCAAATCTCCATAAAAACCGCCGTTGTGATCGGCAACACAATCACGCTGGAATGTTCTCCCTCTGACTGCGATAAGGCCCGCGCTGTCATTGACGAGGGCAAGCCCCTTGCCGCTGTCATAGGCACGGCCTCACAAAAGCGTAGCTTATCCGCCAACGCCTACGCCTGGGCGCTCATGAATCAGCTTGCCGCCAAAATCAACCGCCCTGTGTTGGACATCTACCGCGATTTGATACGCGACATCGGCGGCAGCTCAGCCATCGTCACCCTCCGCGCCGATGCTGCAAAGGCATTCAAGAACGGCTGGGAGAGCAAGGGCGAGGGCTGGCAAGTCCATAAACTCGATGAAATGACCACCCCGCAGGGAACTTTTTACAACCTGCAATGCTGGTACGGTTCTTCCCAGTTCGACCACTCACAGATGCACCGCTTGATTGAACTGATCGTGCAGGAGTGCCAGCAGCAGGGCATCCCCACCATGACCCCGGAAGAAATCGCAAAACTGAAAGGACTGACAGACGATGCGCCAGAAAAAGTATAACGAATACGGCGTTAAGCTGGACAAGAACGGCTATGCACCGTCGCTGTTCACACACAAGTCGTTCCGCTGCTTTAGCTGTGACCGATTCGGGGAAACCGCCCGGCATGAGATTTTCGGCGGTTCCCGCCGCAGCGCAAGCAAGGCTCTGGGCCTTTGGGTCAACGTTTGCCCCGCCTGCCACGCCGCCATTCATTTAAGCGGCAACCTGCAAGACAACTACCACAAACAAGGCCAAATGCTTGCCGAAGCCTACTACCATTGGAACCACGACGACTTCCGCCGCCGCTTTTACAAAAACTATTTGGAGGGCTAACCTATGTTGAATGTTGTTGCTATCATTGGCCGCATGGTCAAAGACCCGGAACTCAAAACCACGAACAGTGGAAAGTCCGTCTGTTCGTTCCGCATCGCCAACGATTCCGGCTATAAGGATGCCAGCGGCCAGAGCCAGACGAACTGGCTCGATGTCACCGCATGGGGCAAGACCGCAGAATTTGTCTGCAAATATTTTCCAAAAGGCGCGCTGATTGCCATTGATGGCCGCTTGCAGACGCGCAGCTATCAGGACAAGAACGGCCAGAACCGCACATCCGTTGAAATCGTGGCTCAGAACGTGAATTTCTGTGGCAGTAAGGAAAGTACCAGCCCCGCCCCGCAGAACGCCGCGCAGCGTCCCGCAGCCACCTTGCAGCTGTCGCAGGGCGAACCCGATGCAGACTACGCCCTCATTGAGGATGACGGCGATCTGCCGTTCTGAGGTGCTGCCATGAATGACGATAAAGAACGCATCCCCTCCCAGATAGACCGGATTTTAGCCGTGCTGGAATCCGGCGGCACACTTACCGCTCTGGACGCTCTGGAAGATTTTGGGTGCAGCCGCCTTGCCTCCCGCATCACCGACCTCAAACGGAAAGGCTACCCGGTAGCCTCCCGCATGGTCACCCGCCGCAACCGCTATGGTCGGCTTTGCCGTGTCGCGGAGTATTACATGGAGTGTTGAAAAATGGCTAACGAGGGTTACATAAAGCTGTACCGCCGCATGATGAAGTGGGGCTGGTATACCGACACCCCTACAAAATGCGTGTTTCTGCACTTGCTGTTTCTGGCTTGCTATGAGCCGTGCTACTACAAAGGCGTCCAACTAGAACCCGGTCAGGCCGTTTCCTCTATCCGCCAAATTTCAACAGATACTGGCATAAGTGTTCAATCTGTCCGCACTGCCATAAACCATCTAAAATCAACACAAGAAATAACACAGTGCGAACATGGTAAATTTAGCGTGTTTACGGTAAATAATTACAGTGACTACCAATGCGCTAACACAGAAACTAACAAACAGGTAACACAGAACCAACACAGTGCTAACACAGACCCTTATATAAAGAAGAATAAAGAAGTTAAGAATACCCCCTATAATCCCCCACAGGGGGACGAGGGTGTGCCTGTTTCAAAGCGGTTTGTTCCCCCCACACCGGATGAAGTCAACGCCTATTGTCAGGAGCGCCATAACGGCATTGACGGAAGTGAATTCTGCGACTTCTACACAAGCAAGGGCTGGAAGGTAGGCAGGAACCAAATGAAAGACTGGAAAGCCGCAGTGCGCACATGGGAGCGTAGCCGCCAGCAGACGGCCCCGCCGGAAAGGAAGTGGATTGATTGAACCCGACACCGGAACAATGCGTTATCGGCGCAATGGTCTACGCGCCGGACAGCATCCTCTACTGCATCGACCACCTAAGCGAAAGCGACTTTGCGGACGGTGCCTGCGCCGCCACATTCGCCGAGATCAAATCCATGTACACAACACGCGGGTACTTCGCACAGGATGACTATGTGCTTATGAAGAACCGCGAGACCGCCGCGGTGTGTGCTGCATCGCTTCCTTCTATCAGCGGTTACCGCAAATTCGTTGCCGCTGTCAAGGATGCCTCTCAGCGCCGCAGAGCCGCTCGGATTGGCCTTCAAATTGCCGAAGCTGGAAAGAGTACCGATGACATGCGCGGCCTGTCTGCGACCCTCTCTGACGTTCTCACAGAGGACAGCGTTGACAGCCGCTGCATGACCGTTGCAGAGGTCGCAGGCAAGTGGCTCATGGAGCAGAACGACAAGACAGATCGCAGAATCAAGACCGGGCTCGCCGCGCTGGATAGGCGCTGTTCTATCCGCCCCGGGCAGATGGTCGTTGTAGGCGGCAGACCCAGTGCAGGCAAGACCGCGCTCGGTTTGCAGATGGCGTTGCAATTTGCCAAAGACGGCAAAAAGGTCTGCTTCTTTTCCTATGAGACAGACCAGGTCGGCTTGTTTGATAAGCTCATTTCCTGCTTTGCCCTTATCCCGATGGAAGAGATCGTCTTTAAGCGCCGCGCCCCGCAGGATGAAGAATACGCCAAGGCATGCGCAACTATCAGCAGCCTGCCGCTATGGCTCATCAATGCAGGCGGTCAAAATGTCGCATGGGTATCGGCTACCGCAGCCGCCAAGCAGGCAGATGTCATCATCGTGGACTATTTGCAGTTGATTCCCGGCAGGGGCAACAGCCGGTATGAGGTTGTCACAAACATTTCAATGCAGCTGCACACCCTCGCCCAGACAACAGGCCGCCTTGTTGTGGCGCTTGCCCAGATAAACCGCGGTGGCGTGGACGCACCGAAGGTGCAGGACCTCAAAGAATCCGGCCAGATAGAGCAAGACGCAGATGCAATTATCCTTTTGGGCAAAGGCGAAACTGAATACTATTTCTCCCTTGCCAAGAACAAGCGCGGCATTACAGGCGATTTGCACATCGCCTTTGACGGAACCTATCAACGTTTTATGGAGATGACGGACTATGACTGATAAAGATTTTCTGCTCAAGCTCGCGTTTGCCGAGCTTGCCTATGCAACCAACCTGCGCAGCGTCGCTAAAGAGAAACTTGAAAAGGCCGCAGATATTATGGACAGTGCGCAAAAGCACCTGCAAGAGGCCCTGCACACCGATGAAGTTTGAAATCATCACCTACTCCCGCTCTACCGGCGACAAGTAAAGGAGATTGTACCGTGAAAGTATTAGTTGCCTGTGAAGAATCGCAGACAGTCTGCAAGGAGTTCCGAGAACGCGGGCATGAAGCGTATTCCTGCGATATTCAGGAGCCGTCTGGTGGACACCCGGAATGGCATATTTTAGGCGATGCCTTGAAAGCAATCGAGGGGGGGCAAATCGTAACGATGGACGGAAAGGCTCATGATGTAGGCAAGTGGGATTTGCTGATTGCACACCCGCCTTGCACCTATTTGACAAATGCAGGTGCCGTCCGCATGCGTGTTAAGGGCGAAATCGTTCAGGAGCGCTTCAAAAAGGCCATGGAAGCAAAAGAGTTTTTCCTACATTTTTTCAATGCTCCTATTCCTCACATTGCTGTTGAAAACCCAACACCCATGAAAATTGTAGGCTTGCCGCCGTATACACAGGCAATTCAGCCATACGAGTACGGACACCCCTACAGCAAACGCACCTGCCTATGGATGAAAAATCTTCCACCTTTACAGCCGACCAAGATCCTTTCCTCGCATGAGCCATACGTCAACGGCGGCTGCAAAGATGCCCATGGAAACTATCGCAAATTCCAGGGCCGAAAAGAACGCGACCCTAAAACACGTGCCAAAACCTTTCCCGGTATCGCCGCCGCAATGGCAGAACAGTGGGGCAGTTTATGAGATGCAAGTACACTATTAGCCTTCCCCCCATCACCAAAAAGAACAGCCCCCGCATCGGATACGTAGGCGCTCACTGCCCGGTATGCCATAAGGGCAAGTACGCAAAAGTTCTGCCAAGCGCAGCCTACTTGAAGTATGCAAGAGCTGCCAAGATGTATTTAAACCCGGCGCCAAAAAATCCGCTGGACGGCCGCTACAACGTCAAGTGCTTGTACTACATGCCTACACGCCGCAAGGTTGATAAAACAAACCTCGAAAGCGCCATCATGGATATTCTAGTTGATGCCAGGATTTTGAAAGATGACAACAGCAACATCGTAGCAGCAACAGACGGTTCCCGCGTGATGTACGACAAAGAAAATCCTCGCACAGAAATTTTTATCGAAGAATTGGAAGTGTAACCCATGAAATGCTATGCCAGCGCCACGCGCTGGCCTCCGACGCCATGAACGCTGCGCAGCTCGTCATAAAGCAGCTGCTAGAGGAACAGTCAGACCGCATCGCGGCACGCTGTTATAACGAGGTATGGTGCGCCATGCTGCAAGCCAACCTGTCCTCTAGAACCATTGCCCGCGTTCAGAAAGCCCTTGCCGAAGCTGTACTGCCTAAGCTCGATAGTATCTACACTCCGGAAAACAAAAAGCAGCTTGACAATGTGCAGAATGTCGCAGACGCCGATTTGTGGGTAAAAGCCTATTTGACCGACCACGGCGTGCAAGTCTGGGCGGCAAAGGAGAAAAGCAAATGATTTTTGTAACAAAACCATGCCAGTGCTGCGGCAACATTATGGTGAATGTCAATCGGCAGACGCGATTTTGCGAGGAGTGCCGGAGAGCCAAGAGCAACGCCGCCGCCCGTGCCGCATATCACAAAAACCGCGAGAGAGTTTTAAAGCGGCGCAGGGAAAGACGCATTGCTAAAAATGCTGAAAAGCCAAAGAAAATCGTGGTGCCAAAAGAAATCAAGAGAATAAAACCGCTCGAACAATGTACCCGCGAAGCCGACGCCCTGGGCCTGACCTATGGGCAGTATGTAGCCCGCGGACTGGATAAGGAGTGATCGCAATGGGATTTGATATTAAAGTCCGCCGCTACGATGTGGGCAAATGTCCGCACTGCGGCAAGCCAATCAAAGGCACAATACAAGACTGTAAGTATTCCGGCGGGCGTGTCTGGAAAGAGTATCTCGAAAAAATCGGCTATTATGTGCCTTATGAAATACGAGAGAAAGAACCAGAACGCGACTTTTACGGAAAGGATATGACGCTTACATCCGAACAGGCAAAAGACCTTGTTACTTTTGCAAGAGAAAACGATGTATACGGTTGGGTAAGTATTAAGAGGCTGGTCGATTGCGCGATAGAGAACGGAGATTTTGTAGTTATCAAAGCAGATTGGTAAGGAGTGAGACTATGGACGTATTAGAGTACGAAAAGGCACGCATTCGGATGTGCCGCACGATGATTCTAAAAGAGGGCGGGTGCGAAGCCTGCCCGTTGTTCAATGGCTTAAAACGCAGATGCGGGTTTGCCGCATCTATTGCCGAAAATATGGATGAGAATGCAATCAGAAAGAATATTGACATCGTAATTAAGTGGGCAAAAGACCACCCCGTCAAGACCCGCAAGAGCGAGTTTTTGAAATTGTTTCCGAACGCAGAAATGGTAAACATTGAGCGCACATTCTGCGTTGCGCACTTTGAACCTACCAAGAAGTGCAAAGGAGTCAATCCGTCAGAGGAACAGTGCATTGCTTGTAGGTATAGATTCTGGAACGAGGAGGTAACCGACAATGACTAACATCACAACCCTACGTCCAGGCGAGCACTTTATGTTCAAGAATTTCGAGTGGGTCTGCCTTGACCAGAACCACCCTGACGGCGGCGTGCTGGCCATTATGGCAAAGCCGTTGGTAAAAAAAGTAAAGTTCTGCCCAAGTGATAAATTTGCCGATGAAAAAGGCAACTGGAATAACTACCGCACCAGTAATGTGCGCGGGGTTCTATCTGATATGGCGAACGTTGTTTTTGGTGGTAAAGGTCTGTTGCCACATATTGTTGACCTTGTTGCAGACAACGGAGACCGCGCCTATGGAACGGTGAAAGACGCCGTTTTTATCTTGACTTGCGACGAGTATCGCAAGTACCGTGACTACATCCCGCACTACGACAGATGGATTTGGACTGCAACGCCTTGGTTGTGCGATGATATAGATTCCGAAACGGGCCACGTTTACAGCGTTCGCAGTGTGGGCACTGTGGGACAGTTGGACAGCAGCCATGCGTTCTACAAATCTTCTGTCGCCCCGGCTTGTATTCTCAATCCGAAATTTCTCAATATGCGCCAGGGCATGACGTATGTAGAAGAAAGAGAGGGAAAAAGAAAATGAGACTGATTGATGCAGACAAAATTGTAGAGGTTGCCGAACACGCTTACGGTGAGTGGAACAAGGCAATGGGCGCAGCAGAAGGGCGCCAAATTAACCGATGTTTCAAAATGCAGGAGCTGTGCAAAGCGGTAAAAGGTGTTGCGAACAACTGCCCCACCATCGACCCAGAATCTCTGCGGCCTAAGGCGCATTGGATAAAACGAGGATATGTTTGCGGAGAAAACGAATACGAGTGTTCTGCTTGTCACGAGACAGAGTGGAGAACTAGCGCAAGCCGTATGAAGTATTGCATGTTCTGCGGCGCAAGGATGGTGAGCGCAGATGAGTGAATGGATAAGCGTTAAAGACAGACTGCCAGCTAAACACGAACGCGTACTTATCTACGATTCTGTTTGTCACAACATTTATATGGCATGGAGAGACGATGATTTAGACGTATGGTTCAGCGAGGAATATTTACCAGACTTTGTTTATATCACCCACTGGATGCCGCTCCCCGAACCCCCGGAGGTGACCACATGACCATTATCCTTGTTATCGCCGCCGTCTGTGTTTACGACCTGTGCGGCCTGCTCGCCGTCCTGTACATCAACCACACAGACCGAATGGACACCGTAGACGGCGCAGACAACGTTATTGCCCTTGTGTTCTGGCCCCTGCTCGTGTTTTGTCGTATCGGCATCACGCTTTATCGCATCTTTAGGAGGCTCACAAAATGACATACACCACTCTATTTGTTTTGTAACGGAAAAAAGGAGAAACCTTATGGACGCTTTTCAATACGAAATATACCGAGCTCAGCTTTGCAATATGTACAATGGCGTTTGCTCAGCATGTCCGCTAAACAGTTATGGTAAAAGTCCGGGCTGTGCTTTATGCAACTATGATACAATAGAGGTTGTAGAACGTACACAAAAGCTAATCGAATGGGCGGAAAAATGGCCGCACACAAGGCAAGATGCTTTGAAAAGGTATTTTTTAGATGCCCCAATGAAAAACGGTATTATAAATATATGCCCTAAAAAGATTGATAAATCATATAAAACCAAATGTGTAAGAAATGGTAAACCCTGTGAGCAGTGCAAAAAAGATTACTGGTTGGAGGAAATCAGCAATGGAAAATAATGTACCCTGCGGCAACACCCAGCGTCAAAAGTGGATGGAAAAATACGCCGCCTATCAGAAAGCCTTCATCGAGGCCCGCGATAAATTCTATGAATCCAACGCCGCCATGTCGACCCACCCTGCCGATGGTATGCCCAAAGGAAACGCCCACTCTGACCCGGTAGCCCGCCTGGCAGAGCGGTACGATAAAGCCTATGCCCGGTACTGCCGTGCCCGCGCCGAGATGAACACAGCCTATTGCAAGCGGCACGAAGCTATGAACCCCCTAAACTCCGACCAGCAATCTGTCCTGATTGCCATTTACTTTGAGGGCAAGTCACGCCGTGACACAGCAAAAGAACTGAACCGTTCTGATTTCTGGGTACGTGCCCAGGAACGCACCGGCCTGTTTCTTCTGGAACTCCCCTCCGGATGGGAGCTTGATATTCTCCCCTGAAACAGCAAAGCCCGCAACAGTTCGGAAATCCCGAACCGCTGCGGGCTGTTTTTTTATTCCTGCACTGCCGCAATATTGTGGTAATACCGCCCGGCCTTGTCCTCCGGCGCGTCCTTGTCCTCCAAAAACGCCGCCGCAAGGTCTGCGTAAAACTCCGGTCTGTCCACGCTGTTCTTGCGTGCCGCCTTGCAGTAGTCGCTGTACATCATGTTCATCACAGCGGCCCAGACATACGGCTCACAGTGTACGCCGCGCGCTTCCCGGTAAATCTTCGTCTGCTCCACAGGCCAGTGTGCGCCGAATGTGCCGTCCTCGTTCTCCATGTTGTCCATCCATGCTTCCGCATCGGCACGGGTCAGCTCTGCATCCTGCGCACAGTGCAGACATTCCTTTGTCTTTTCAATCTCGCGGATCATCTCCATGCTGCCCAGCGTAACGGGCAAATCCATGTAGCTCAGCTTTTCCGCTTCCAGCTTTTCAAGATAATTCATGTTGGCTCCTTATGCACTCACGATCATGTGTTTCAGCGTATCCACATCAGCAGGATAAAAAGTAAGGCTGCCAAGCACAGGGACCGTAACCGTAAGCCCGCTGTCCCCGATGGCTTCTTTCGCCGCATCGCACGCAATGTCGACATCCAGTTCCCCGGTGTCGGCAAGCCCAAAAGCCTTTGCAACCGGGTTTTCAGCAAGGCTTTCCAACGCCTGCTTGCTCCGTGCCAAAAACACGAACTTCGCACCCTTTGCGGCTGCTTTTCCAAGGCTTGCTTCTGGCAGTCTGGATATGATTTCCTGCTCCATGTAGGCGGCAATGCCGCGCTGTACTTTCTCGATACTGACCATGTGATACACCTCGCATCATAAGATAAAGGGGCGGCTATTGCCGCCCCCTCGCGTTCAGCTGTTGCAATCGCAGCCGCATTTGGGCAGCGGATTGTACAGCGTCTGCGCAGTCGTGGCGGTGCCGACAGTAACGTCCGCAACCATCTTCGGGTAGAAGGTAGCATTTGCGTAAGTCACGATGGAGTTATCACCGCAGCAACGGCGCTCGGCTTCCAGCTTGATCTTCTGGTCAAGCTCACTGCGCACCGATGCAATGTCCTGCCGCGCCAGCGTAAAGCTGTCTTCCGTGCGCTGGTTGTGTACAGCCTGCTCACAGAACTTCGTGTCAATGGCACTCAGCTTGCCGTCAATGTACTTGTACATCTCCAACATTTTCTGGTCGCCGTAGGCGTTGGCATCCCGCAGTGCGATCTGGCTCTGCAGCTCGGCAATTTTCTGCTCCTGCGCCAGCTCGTAACGGCTGACAGTGTGGTCTTCGCTGCAAGTGCCGCGCGGGCCGATAAGCCCGGTAAGCGCACCCATGCCGCCCAGTGCATTCAGCGCGCCAAGGCTGGTGCCGACAATGCCGGTAGCAAGGCCTGCATTTGCAACGCCTTTGGAAGCATAATTCATTTCCATAGTTCAGGTTCCTTTCACAGTAATTTCCACAGCGCTTATGGTACTTTCAGTATACCGCACATACTGTGTTTCTGTAGGACACCCCCGCGCCGCATTTGCGCCATCTTCACGCCAAAACAAAAAGCGGGCAGCCACTGAAAAAGTAGCTGCCCGCTTTTTTCCTGCCTTTTCACGAGGAGGAAGGTGCCGCCGCAGCGGCGGATGAGGGCAGACCTGATCCAGACCGCCCGTTCACCCTTTACCGCATCTTATTCTTAATACTTCTCACATGCCGGTTTACCGTCCTCTCACAGCAGTTCATCTCGGCCGCAATCTCGGCATTGCGCCGCCCGTGCCGCCGCATGTCCAGCACTTCCCGCTCATCGTCCGTCAGGCTGAATACAAGCTCGTCATACTCCGCCCGGTTCATGCAAAAATCAAACTTCATACAGCACCTCAAAACGGGTTTTTCTTGCCCCACTGCTGGTTGGTTTTCGCCAGATACGCGCGCCGCATCTCGTTCGTCAGGTCCATTTCCTTCAAACGTGCCACAGCCTCTGCCTTATCGGCTTTGCCGTTGCCGTTCGTGTCGGGAATGGTAGCGCGGTAATTTACCCAGTCGCGCAGCGCATCCGCGCCGTAGCTCTGGTAAATCTCTGCACCGGCCTTGTCGGCATAGGTGCCGCCCTTTTCCGGGTACTTGCCGTTCTTGTCCTTCTTGTAGTACGCTGCCAGATACGCCCTCGCAAAGTCGTCTCCGCTCAGGCCGTATTTCTGCATACCGTAACCGACGGTGAACTTGTCCGGGGTCTGGTCCTCGTCCAGCGTCTTTGCCACAGCACTGTAAGCCTGCATATAAGCGGCTACAGCCTTGTCTCCGGCAAGGTCACTGATGCTACGTACCGTACTGCCCTCTTTGGTGCTGTTCACAAAGTTGCCAACAGCATCCTCACCGAACTGCGAATAGAGCGTGTTCCAGGTTTCCACGGTGTCCAGGTTGGCATTGTCGTTGCCGCTCGTCTCCCGCTTTTCATCCCTCACAAGGTCAGTGGCGTTCTTCATCAGCACATACTGGCTGAATCCTTCCACGCCGCCGTCCCGGTATGCCTCGTACTCTTTGCTCTCCGTACCGCTCACGCCGTCGCCCACAGCGGCCACGCCGCCAGCGGTCTTGGCTACCGTGTAGGCATCCTGCACAAGCGCACTCTGCTGGTCTTCCGGCAGCTGTAAAAACATACTGTTCTGCCGCAGCTCGTCAACCAGGTCATAGGCTGTCTGACCGCTTGTCTTGGCATACTCGGTCTTTTCCTCCGGGGTCATGTAGTAGTCATCGCTGTCAACGGTAATTTTACTGCTGGCCTTCTCCGGGTAAACATGGCTGTCGTTCGTACTGCCGTACAGCCCCTGCAGGTACTCATCCACAGGGGTGATGTTCTCGGCGCTGTAATACCCGGGGCTTCCAAAATTGTACGCCCCTCGCAAAAACATCCCGCCCGCCGTATCGTCCGTACCGTCCAAGCTTGCCTCTTCGCGGCCCCACTGGTCAATGTACGGTTCATTGTTCATGCTCAAGCCGGGGATTTTATTCTCCGCTTTTCGGATTGCGTAGTTGGTATTCCTTTCGGTCTTGCTATCCCCGCCGCCATAAGTGGAACGGCGCATAGGGTCAATGGTTCTAGCAATTTGACCAAGCGCGGTTGGAACATACTGCTGTGCATAACCGCCCAGCGTCCCACCGAGAAGCGTTGCCAATTTATCGTTGGAATCTGCATAGCTCACGCTGTCCAGAGTGTCATTCAGTCCTTGCAGCATCGTGGTTTCCAAAATTGGGTTCCCAATTTTTCGCGCAGCGTCAAGGAATTTTGTAACACTTAGACCGTCGTTCTGCCATTCATTGGCAATCTCGGCGCCCATCAAAAGCGGTACGCTTGCGGGGCTGGCCCAATCAATGGTGTACGTTCCTTTACCTGGAATATTGATGGAATATTCCTGTTTGCCTGTCATCTCATCAAACGCATCGGCGCGATCATCTCCGCTCTTGCTGCCGTTCAGCAGTCCATTATAAGCAAGGATACCGCCAATGCCCATCAATGCCGTGCCGGTCAGACCTTTGGCAGCAGCGTCAATTACATCTGCGCTGCTTGCACCTGTGGCATAGCGATAAGCAGCTTCTACTGTGCCACCTACAATATTGTATTCCATTGCATTTTTGGCAATGTTCAGCGGGGTTTTCTTGAACGGTAAAACGCCTTCGCCCACCGCCCATAGTATTTTTCCGCCGACTCCGTGCCCTTTAATATCATTCTGATAATTTTTCAGTGCAGTGGAAAGGAAGTTATCTTCGTGGAATGTGGCTTCTTTTGCATCGCGCAAAGCCGTTGCAGCTGCATCCACAAGTGCCTGCTTGCTCTTGGCATCAGTTGCAGTAAAAACACTGCTGTCATAGCCACGCGCTTTCAGCTGGCTAGCCATTGCATTGCCAAATGCCGAAGTAAGGAAAATATTATCCTCTTTTTCCAGCAATGCACTGTTGATGTCAGCCGCTTTCTGGATTATCTTCCCGGGCTTACTTGTAAACGTATCCTGCGCGGCACGCAGCCCGCTTTCCGCATTGAACTTACCGTCATTGTACAAAACAGAATACATTTTGTTCTGCCCGTACTCTTTGGCAAGGTCTACCATCTTGCGGCCATCGGCTGTAAGGGTTGTTCCAACGGCTTTTGTTCGTTGGTCTTTCGGCAAGGCAAGCTGCATCACGCCGGAAACATTGTCTTTTGCGCGGGTTACAACGCCCATCGATACGTTACCAAGCACATTTCTTGCGTGGGTTCTGGTATTTCCCAGCATAGACAGATAGCGGATACTTTCCATCTTGTCGCCAAATGTTTTGGCAGGCAAATATTTGGTAAGCCGCTTATATGCATCCATTTCCTTTTCGTAGCGTGCTTTGCTGTCAGGCATATCGGCCATTTCGGCAAATGCGTTTTTTACATAGTCGTAATCTTCCTGGCTTAAATTCTCAATGCCGAGAGATTTACGCGCCATTGCATTAAACACATCGTCTGCATTGCCTCCGGCGAGAATGCTGGCAGCCGCAGATTTTGCTTGCTCATTGGTGGCCTTGATACCTTTTGTATCTGCCATTCTCTTAATGCGCTTGGCAAGGTCGTCCATTTGTGCGTTTAGTGGATTATCTCCAACATCAACGCCCTGTGCCTTCAAAAAAGCGGTAAATTCTTCGTCCTGAGGCCCGGACTTCGCCATTTCTACAACATCTGATGCCAAAGATTCCAGTTGCTTGCCGCCTCGCGTTTCCGCAAAATCATTTACTTTTCTTTGCGCGATTTGTTCAAACTTGCGGATGGGAGTGTACTCGTCAATTTGCGCCCAGCGCCCCGCACTCAATGCTTGGGCATTTTTGCTCTGCCCGGCGCTGACAGCGCGGTTCAGGTTTTCGATTTGCGCCTGCACCAACTGTGCATCTGCGCTGCCTTTTTCGTAGCTGTTCAGAATATTTTGCAGCTGGTCGGCGGCATAATAACCGCGATATACGTCGCTGGCATCAAAATTTCCGTCAGCTGATTTTCGTGCCAATTCATCCGCAACCGTGCGCCCGGCGCTCAAAATATCGCCGTTCTGCTGTACTAACAAATCAAAATCCTGTTTGGCGGTATCCTTACCTTCTGCCCTGCTGTATACGGTATGAGTCTGTTTCCCGATACCTGCTGCTGCGGCCTCGTCCGCATCAATTTTGCCGCCCATCGCACGCTGGTTCGCGTAGTCCTGGTTCACCACTTCGCGGCGGTCATACTGTGTACTTTCCGCGCCAACTGCATTCTCCGGCACGCTCTCGCTGCCATTCAGGGGCCGCGTTGCATTCTGCCCGCTGGCGGCTCCTGCTGTCTGGCGGGCATTCTCCACAATGTCCATGCCCGGCACAGGCTCACTCGCGGTGTCAGTCGGCTGCAAAAATGCAGCGCCCCCGGCATCAGCCAAAGGCGCTGTGTTCATGGTTGGCATTGCAGCGTCACCGCGCTCATATACCCGTTTTACATAGTCAGGCGCATTCCGGTCGAAAGACTGCGTGTCTAACCAGTCTGCAAAATCCTCGCCGCCAAGCGGTGCGTTGCCGGGGCCATCAAGGATACGATCCCGCATATAGTCTATGACGGTTCCGCGCATATCAGCATCAACCAAAGGCCCAGCTTTGCTCTGCTGCACAAGTCCCATAAGGGCGTCTGCCGCGTTGCCGTCCGGTATGCGGTTTCCCATGCCCATCATGTCGTACACTTCCGTTATGGCAGTGTCGTAATCCACGCCATCTTTCAGCGAAAAATGCGTGCCGTTCTGGATATTGTACTGCGACAAAGTCTTGAGGCCGCTGGCATTCAGCAGCTCGCCCTGCGTCTGTGCATCGACCTTGATAGGCGTAGTTTTCAGATATTCTTTCAGAATCGTTGCGGATTCATCCAACGGCTCTGCGTAATCATCAGCCCTCACAATGCCAAGCGCAATGCTTTTGGCTTCCTCTGCAAGGTCATCACGGCTTGCGCCGTTCTGCATCTGGCTGTGCAGCGATTCTATGCGTCTTGTGTAGGGGCTTCTGCGGTCTTTTCCTGTGATTGTCTGCGCCCACTCTGCCACTGATTGAGCGTTTCGCGCATCATTGTTTTGTACTCCTCGTCCGAGCACACTCTCGGCGCCACCTTGCCAGCCTTCACCTGCTTGTCCAGAAAGTCCATCTCTAACGCTTCCGGATTGTAGTTCATTGCCTCCGCTAGATTCAGCATCGACCCGAATGTTTGCTGGAATGTTTTCTCCCAAGTTCTCATTTACAGCACCTGCCTTTGCTCCATTGTAACCTGCCTGCCCCTGCGCGTCAATCGGCAAACTGTCCGTATTTTGCAGCGCAAGTTTGGCTTCATCGCCAATCTCCTGCTGGCGCTGCAACACGGCGCGGCGCAGCTGCTCGGCTTCTTTTTCCTGCGCACCGTTCAAATTGACCTGCCCGCGCAGTTCATCCAGCGTATCAAGTGCGCTGCGATTGGCTGCGTCTGGCGTGTTCATCCGCTGTATCTGCGCGGCAAGCCCGGTTGTGCCGGTGGCTTCCGGCTGCACAATGTTTCTTGCCGGTGCGGCGCTCTGCACATCCTGCACGGCATTGTCAGCCTGCTTCAAGGCGTCCTGCGCAGCGTCACCCGCTGTGCCTTTCAGCCTGTTGAACAACGCCCCGCCAATTTCCGGCAGTGCATTCATGGCAACGTTCCCGGCAATGTTCTTAGCTGTGTTCCCCGCAATTTTACCGGGGGTCAGGGCGTCGTCTACCGTCTGCCCATTGGCGATTGCCTCCTGCTGGGCAGAATAGGTGCTCAAATCATCCGCCAGCGTGGGCAGCGTGTCCAGCGCAAGGTCTGCGGTCGTATCGGTCAAAATGCGTCCCAGCGCATCCCCGGCCCCCGCGCCAAGTACATTCCCCAACACAGGGATTTTCTTTGCCTGCCCCACAACGGCATTACCAGCCTTGCCCATCATCTGCGCAAGCGGCGTGCCCGCCATAGCGGTATTGAACAAGCTGTACTGCATACTCTTACCGGCCAGCGTGCCCGCAGTCGCTGCCAGCGGGTCATAGGTTTTCGTGTCCTCCAAAGTCTTTGACAGCATCGGCAGTTCTGTCCCCAGCCCGGTTGCGTTGGCGGCACTCGCCATTGCATCGCTTGCCTTAGCCAAAAATGGCACACTGTCATACAGCCCGGCGGTAAACGCCTGCGCACTTTGCCCGGCTCCGTTCATCTGTGCTTTGCCGCGCAGCGCACTGTTTCGGTTCAGTTCGGCGTTAAGTTCGGCGGATTTTTTGGCATACTCTTCCTTGCTCAAATTATCACTGTTTTTGGCAAGGTCAAATACACGTTTCAGCCCGCTGAACCCGGTGCTTTTTGCACTCTTTTCGTACTGGTTCACCGCCGCCACTTCGGCGCTCGTCAGCTTGCGCCCCGGTGCGGCAAGCTCGGCGCGGTAGTCCGCATCGCTCTGCATTTTTTTCAGCGCGGCAGCAATGTCCTCCTGTTGGCTCTTGTAGTCGTTGCGCTTGTCCTTTGCAGCCTGCGTCTCTGCCGCGCTAGGGGCACTTCCTGCGGCGGCGTAACTGCTGCCGATAACTTTCCCGCCCCGCGTTACAGCGCGGCTTTGGGCGGGCTGCGCGGCGCTCACACGGCCTGTACCGTTCTGCTCGGCATAGCTCTTTGCGGCGGTCGTGCGGGTACCGGCTTTTTTCGCTTCCAGATACTTTTCCTGTGCGCTCTTTTCCTTTGGCTTTTCGCTCTTTGTCTCGTCTTTTTTCGTGTCCTCTGCCTTGGGCTTGCTGCCAGCCGTGCTGCCGCCGGTATTTGCAGTGCTGCCAAACAGCGCATCCATCGCTGCCCCTGCATCCTCGCCGCTGGCGCTGCCGGTGCTGCTGCCGGATTTCCCGCTGCCCTTTCCGCTTCTGCGCCCGCTCCGGGCCGCTTTGGCCGCCGCTTTGGCCGCTGCCGCCGCTTCTTTCGCTGCCTGTTTTTCGGCATACTGCTGTGCCTTTTTTTGCTGCTCGTACAGGTCGTTTGCCTGTTCGAACTTGGCTTGTGCAAGCCTCATCTGGCGGTTCAGCACATCATTGTTCAAGCTGTTTTCCAGGCTGGCCCCCTGCACAATGTTTTGCAGGGTGTCGCTGAACGTGTCTTTCAGTACAGGCAGGGTCTTGTCGGTCGCATTCAGCAGCGCCGCGCCTTTTGCCCGCGCCGTCTGCGTTTTGTTCTGGCCCTCGTTCACCGTGCTGGCCTGGGCGTTTTTGTACCGGTTCAAATATGCGTTCAGCAGCGCATCCTCCCGGTTGCTCACTTTTGCCATCTGTCAAGACCTCCCATATACAAAAAGTGGTGGGGCGGCTTTTCCTCTGCCGCCCCATTCCTTTATTCGTAGCTGTATTCCCACTGCCCGGTGCTTGTGTTGAACTTCTGCTGTAATCGCGGCATGCTGGCGGCCATGTTCGCGTATCCCTGCATCAGGCTGATCAAGTTGTTTGCGTTGTTCGCCGTCAGGCTGCTCAAATTCGTCTGGTACTGGCTCAAATCGGCTGCGTCGCCGCTGGCCTTTTGGTTTTCCAGCTGGGCCATGTTGTTCTGGAAGGTGTTCGCAAGACTTGCCAGTTGGGCGGCACGTTCGGTTTCCAGGGCGTTGCGGCTGCTGCCGTAGTTGTTCAGCATACCGGCGGTCGTGGTCTCCGCCGCGCCGCCGCCAATGCCCTGCGCCGCAAGCTGCTGGGCAAGGGTACGCCGGCTCATCATATTGTTGATGTACGCTTGCTGCAAGGCGCTGTCTACGGCACTGTTCAGCTGGCCCTGGCCGTACTCGTAGTCGGTTTTCTGCTGGGCCGCACTGCGCTGGTAAGCTTCCTCACGCGCTTTGCGCTGTGCCTCCTGCGCGGCTCTCATCTGTTCTTCTGCCCGGCGCTGGGCTTCCGCTGCCTGCTGCTGGGCCGCCTGTAAGGCGCTCTGCATCTGGTTCAGGTAGCTCTGCATATAGTCGTTGTTCTGTTGCGGGGCGCTGTAACTCTGCTGCGGTGCGCTGTACGTGGGCGTGGATGCCACCGTGGCCGGGGCTGTGTAGGTGGTCTTTGGCTGTCTCACCGTCTGCACCGGCGGGGTATACGTCTTCTTTGGGGCCGTATATTTGTTGCTGCCGGTCGTATATGTTTTTCTGCTGCCATACTGGTTTACTCTGTTCGTGCCGGGTTTAACGTAGTAATCTTTTGTAGACCCTGTAACTGGTTTCGGCATACATCATTCCCCTTTCTTCTCACTCTGCGTGCCAAAATAAAAGGCCACGACCATTGTCACAATGGTCATGACCGTGTCAGGCTGTAACTTGCTCTGCAATGCCATCACGGCAAAAACCGCAACAACCACAAGCGTCACAATGGTTTTTACCTTGATAAGCGCTGCCAGATTTTTTAAAAAATCACCCATAGATATACACCCTCTTTCAGCCGATCAGATGATTCTGCAAGGCTTCCTTTGCTTTCTGCATCTGGTCAATGTTGTTCCCATCCAGATTGTGGTCAAGCAGAGCCAGCAACGCCTGCATGGTCACGTGCTGCCCCTCATCCATGCGGTCAAGCCGCAGTTTGTCGTTTTTCAAGAATCTCTCCATGGCGTTCACCCGCGCTTCCAACTGGGTAATGCGTTTGTCCTGGTCGGTCTTCGGCTTTTTTACTGCGGCGATTACTTTGCTTATGGCCACGCCCCCGGCATACAGTCCGGCAGCAGCGCCTGCCGCGTAAATCAAAAACGCCCAGGCTTCCGCGATCGTAAATGAAAATACGTGCTGCATCGGCATCACTCCTCCGCCCATTCAGATTTATACAGCCCTGCATCCGTCAGGCCGCGCTGTTTGCACAGCAGATAAACCGCATCTGCATCCCCCTGGCTCACCGGCCCGATGGTGATTACTTGCAGCTTGTTTG